TTAAGAGCAGCAAATAATTTAGCTTTAAGATAGTCAATATCATCAGTATTACTAAACTCTAAACCTGATAGGTTTTCGATGTTAGTACCACTATCACCACCTCTAACTGGTAAGTAAAAATCTTCTGTAAGGTTTTGTATATTGTATTTTAGGTTGTAATCACCTGTATTTTGGTCAACAAAAGGAATCTTCTTCATTTTGTTGATGATTCTTTGCATATAGTTATCCACTTCGTTTGGTGGGATGTTACCTATATCAATTTTGAACACTCTCTTTTCAGGTGCTCTCATAATTCTATGAATCAACATAGCATCTTCCATCAAAGATAATTGTTTCCACAATCTTCTACCATTTTCAATCATTGATTTACCATAAGGTAAGAAATTTGTATCAGCTAACAATCTAAAGTGAGCTACTTCATAGTTTTCGTAATCAACCTTACCTAATGCATCATCCTCTACATGGAATTTTACATAGTTTGGATTATTAGGGTCTGTATTTTCTAATCTTTCTGTATTGTAAACAGATAATGGAGATACATTTACTATACCTTTACCTTCAGCCATTTCTAATGCTAAGAAGAAATCTCCATATTTACACATATTTCTTACCCAAGGCCAAAGATTGAATTCAATGTTAAGTACATCGTAAAATAAGTTATTTAGAATCTGTTGTACTTGTTCATTTGTTGAACGAACAGTTAAGATATCACCATATTCGTTTTTTAATGTTGATTCATCAGAGTATATATCTAACGCTGATGCTAATATTGGGTCATTATCCATTCCATCATAATCTCTGAATAATTCCCTTCGAACTTGTTGGTACGCTAATGATTGTGCTGCACCTGATTGTTCGTAAAATCCTTTTTGTAATTTTGTATATCGGTCTCTTAGATGAGATAAGTTTGTTTTTTGTCTCTCATCGACATCAGAAACTTTTCTTCTACCTTTAGAATCGACTCTTACGATTGCTTGTGTAGAGAATAGTTTTCTTAATCTACCGAAAAATGAAGTATCTGCCATTTTGTTTTAATTTAATTATATAACCTTTATTACCAAGCTCTACAACTCCAATACCTAGCCTTATGTCTTGGACCAGGATTATCACAATTGTGTCTTGCTCTGAATGCTTTTCTTCTCGATGGTATATCCTTTTGGATTTGCATTGTTTTCTGACCTGCCTTCTTTGCAGATGAACCACCATGTCCAAAGTTTACCTTAACCACATTACCTTTTGGGTTTTTAACATAAACTTTGAATTTTTTTACATCACCTCTTGTTGGTTTGCCAAGTTTTACTTTTCTACCTTGATACTCAGCTTCATTAACTTCAGGTTTGTAATGTTTAAGGAACTCAACGAGTTCTTTAATATCTTGTTCATTAACAACATCGTACTCTTGTACCTCTTCTGCCTCATTTCTGATGATGTTTATGTGATTTGAATATAATGCTTTAGTAATATTGTCCATAATTTAACTCCTTACACTATAAATATATAATTTTTCATTATTACCTAATTAACCAAGTCAAATCCTCATCGGTATCACCAACTCTTTGTGTCCAAGGGTTACCATCGGCTGTACTTCCACCACCATAAACTCCCTGTCCATGTGTTTGCTGTCCAATACTACCTAATGCTTGTTTTGTTAAATCAATACCCTCCTGTCTTAATCTCAAAGCGGTATCTCTAACCCACAATCCGATTGCAAATGACATTGTTAAATCATCATTATAACCTTTCATCGCTTCAGCTCTATTACCACTCCATATAAATGTAAATAATTCCTCTATAAGTCGTGATGAACGAACCATACAAGATTTTTCTCTGAAATAATCATCTAATTTAGATATAATCAGAGGTCTTGTCTTAGATGTAGTACTAAAACCAGCTACCATTCCTCTTTCTTCTCTTCGGTATTTATTTGTCATCTGATTTTCTACATCAACATATTTTAAATCCTTACTCATATAAAATAAGTTAGGATATGCTCTATCAATTATTTGTTGGATTACTGCCCAACCTATATTTGCGTTTTCAACTACTAATAATGCGTTGTTATACTCAGTTGCTAATGCAACTAAGAAGTTTCCAAAATCTTTTGTTTCTAATTTACCCTTATACTCAGCTACTTGTGATGCTTCTTCTATATCAAAGACATGACATGCTGAATAATCTGATGAATCTCCTCTGGCAACATCAGCTACAACCATATAACCTTTGTTATAATCGGGATATTCCCATTTCCAAAGGTTTCCATCGAATCCAGTCTTTTCAATCGGTTCTTGAACATATGTTTCTTTATAAAACATAAGTAGTTGAGGGTCAATTACAGTATCACCAGAAGAAACAAAATCACAATCACATTCTTGTGCTGCTCCTTTTGGTCCTAATAGTTTTTCTTGTTCATCTCTCCATTCTTGATTTCTTTCAGGATGTACACTCCAATGTAAACGGATTGTATTGAATCCGTTTTCTTCTTCTTCTGCTCCTACCCAAGTTTTATGAAAGAAATTACCTACACCATTTGGAGTAGATAGGATGATAGCACTACCACCAGTAGATAAAGTAGATTGAGATGATATCCATATATCTTCAATCTTATCAATAAACGCTGCCTCATCAAATACTAATAAGGATAGTGCTTCAGAACGACCAGCATCACCAGCTGCTGATGTTGCTTTTATCTGAGAACCATTTGAGTATCTTAGAGATAGTTTGTTATCTTCGATAGCAGTTTGTTTTAACCAACTTGGTAAGTTATCATTCATATATCTTACCTTAGTTACTAAGTTCTTAGCTACCTCTTGTTTGGTTGCGATTACCAAACAATTAAAATCGTTGTTAAATAACATTTTCCAAAGAGAAAATCCCGCTACTAAGGTTGAAATACCTGTTTGTCGTGATTTAAGAACAATATTATATCGTTCTTTATCAAACTCAGTAAGAGTTCTTTCTTGAAATTGAAATAAATGAAAAGGTATCTTTCCTCTAACAGGATGTTGGATATAGCAATACTTTTTCATAAAGTGTATCGGGTCTGATGCACATTTCTGATATTCAATTTTGATAATCTCCTTTAAGGATGCCATCTATTTATTTTTCTTAAATGATAATTTCCAATACAATGAACCACCGATATATGGAGTTACACTATTGTTAGCATTTATTACACCTAAATCAAGTCCGAATACTTTATCTTTTTTATCTTTGTATAATAAACCAAACTTAGCACTACCAATAAAATCAGTTTTATTGAAACCAGCACCTATTCCGTAATATAGTTCTCTTTTAGGTAACTCTTTCACTATTTTTGTATTGTAGATTGTTGGAATCTGAAAGTTCCATTCTATTTTTCTACTTAGGATTCTATTTTGTGATATTGTATCTGTAAGATATCCAAATCCTAATGATGGATTTGGTTTTGTTCCTAATGAATCAATTGTTATTTCAGGTCCAAAATCATATGTAAGATTTAAAGTATCTTTTACAATATATTTTGCGTAGTAATCTTCAACTACTTTTAAAGAATCAACATCAGCTGGTACTTCTACAGTAACTGTTTCTACTTTTGTAATATACTTAGGTACATACTTTGGAACTTCGATTGTTTTTTCAATAAATACTGTATCTATCTTTTGTTCTAATAATTCATAATCTTTTCCATCTACCTTAACTATATCTTTTGGGTCTGTGGATGAATCTCCACTGCAAGCTCTCATCAATAGTATAACAACTATCAATCCTACAATTAGTATCTCCTTGAAATACTTTTGTAATGTATTAAAGAATATGTTCATAATTTTTCTCTTTTAATCTATCGAAACACTCTTGTCTCTTTTCTTTTATTTCTTCTAACTCTTCTTTACTTTTATCTACAAACTCTCTCATTTCTTTTTTCATTTCATCTACAGGTCTTGGGAGAGTATATGTTTCTGTAATTTGACCATCTTCACCATATTGGTGATATTCTTGTTTTAAATCTTTTATTTCTTGTTCTATAGAATCCAATCTTAAAAGTCCATCAGCTATTGCATTTGAAAACATTTTATATTTTGCGAAATCTTCGTAAACTCCATTTATTCTTAATTCTGTTTCCATCTTTTTATTACAAGAAATACAGAATCCTGTTTTACGAATTAATTTTTTATTATTAGGTCCGAATTCACCTACATGGTCACAATCAGGATTTTTACATTCATTTTGTTCCTGTAAATATTTTCTAATGTTTTCAAATACTTCTGAGTTTTTACCGGTCTTTAAAGTGTAACCTTCTTTTTTTTCATATCTGTAGTGTTCATCTTCCCAAACATCACCTACTTTTCTATTTTCTTTTTTAGCTTCCCAACCTACAGATTGATTTTTTTCGTACTGACCTGTCTTAACCATATCAGCCAACTTCCTACGAGTTGGATGCATGAATTTTCTTTTGAATTCCTTTGCCATACTATTTTAACATATTATATATGTATATATAAATATAACTAAATTGTAAAAACGACAATTTTTTTAGAAAAATATACCTAATATTTGATTTAGTGGTGCAAATGTACCTGTAAGTTTAAAGGTCTTTCCATTGTAAGTAAATACAATACCTTCATTTGGTACTATTTTTTTAGCACCTCCGATAGAGTTTAATCTTTGAAGTTCTAATTTTAGTTTTTGGATTTTCTTTTCATCACCAGATTTTCTTACATCTTTGATTGTTTTATCCAATTTCTTTTTCATATCTCTAATAGCTTTATCAGGATTTACAGTTAATGCGGAACTTACAAATTGTAACACTTCTGCACCTAAACCTAAGAAAATATCCTCAAATGGTCTAATATTATCTTTAGCTATTTTACTATGTTTTTCTTTATCAGTTTTCTTTGCCCAATCTAAAGTTTTAGCATCAACTATGTTTTTTCTATCTAACCTAAATTTCTTATCAAAGAAAGCCCATCTTTTAACTAATCCCATTTTGGTTTTGTTATCTAATGTAGTAGGTGATTTTTTATCTACATAGTTTTCCCAAAAAGCTTGATGGTATTCTGCTACACCATCTGTATCTTTGAGATTATATTTTTTTTGTAATCTTTTTATCTTACCACTATATACAGATTTCTTTTTAGAAAGGTCTTGCGTTTTTGGTAATTTAACAACTGGCGGTCCTTCTATTGTATATGATGATTGAACATTTTGATTTACTTGCTTAATCATACCAGCTAATATTCTAGCTGCTCCTTGATTTTCACCAATAGCTACACCTTCTTCATTATACTCCATTGTTCCGTGGAATACTAAGAGTGCTTGTCCATAAGGTACTACATTAACAGATGTTGGATAGATTACCTCTAAGTTCATAAAACAAGCTCCACCTTTGAAAACCTTTTCTCTTTGTTTTTCTGATAACGAAGAGATAGCTTTAGATAAATCTCTCATAGCAAAGTTATATGCATCACTCAATCCTCCTCTACCTTGAAACTTATCCGATACTCCCTTTATATCTAAAGCATTCTCCCCTTTATTTTTAAGGTGTCCTTTATTACGAGCAGCAACCAATCGGTTATCTCTCCAACTGATAGCTAACGCTTGTCCATCAGTTTTTTCTCTTGTGTTTTCTAATGTACCATCAAGCGCTCTGTTTACAATATCTTTTAATTGTCCAAATGTAAGATTAACTTCGGAATCAAATGGATGATTCATATGACCATACGCTCCACCTTCTGATATTATGTTTTCTTTTACATATTTATCTTTTTTTAACATTTGGTGTAATTTACTACCATCTACTTTACTCCACGATTTATTTGCTCCAAATTGTTTTTTCCAAAGTAATTCAAAAAATGTTTTCTTTTCTTTAGGTGATAATCCTTTTATCTTTCTATTGATTTCTCCTCTTCGTTTCCAAACATATTTTTTGAAATCCATATAAAAGAATTCATTAACTCTCTCATCTATTTTTTTGTATTGATAATCTTTATCTGAATCTGTATTGTTTCTTGCTTTAGTCAATCTTTTTTTGATAACCTTCATATCCTCTTTTGATGGATAACCTAAAGTTTCGTTCTTAGCTTTGGTTTTCTTTTTCATCTTATTGATGTATGCTCTATAAACTGCAGCTTGTGATTTCTTACCCATCTCTTTAGCTCTTTGTTCCATAGCTACCGCAGCTTGGATTTTGTGTGCATGAGATTTACCACTACTTTTAATTTTACTTACAGATTTTTGTGCATCTTTTACTGTTGCGAATTTTAATCCTTTGATTGTACCTTTTGGATTTTCATCAGTATATAAATCGGAATGTGAAGATGATTGTCTATGTTGTCCTTTTTTTCTTGGGATTCTTGCTGCTTCTGTTTTGCCAAACTTCTCTACTTCTTTTTGCCTTAATACAGGTAAGAATCTAAATCTTGCTCTTTTTAAAACTCTTTTCTTTTTTCTTAATACATTCTTATGAACTATCTTTGCCTGTTGAATTGATAATTCTTTCTTTTTCATACCAGGAAATAAATCCTTCATAAACTCATCATAAACTTGTAGGTATGCTTTTTTGTATGCAATCTTTTTTAGTTTAGCAAGAGGTTTTCTTCTCTTCATTGTTCTTGCTCTTCTTCTTGCTATAGCGGCTCTCTTACCAGCCATCGCTGCTTTTCTTCTAAGTAAATCTGCAGGTCTTAGTTTTCCTTTACTTCTTTCTTCCAAATCTTCACCAACTCTCATTAACCCTTTTGGTGGCTGTGCTAATGGATTTACTCCGAAACATCTTGTTCTGA